AATCGCGCAATATCATTTCAATCTATTTGGGGTGCAGGCGACACTTTTGCTTACACAACAGATTCAGGCGCAAACATAGACGAATCAACGTCTATGACTATTGGTACTTTTTATGCTTGTGTGCTTTTAATTTCTGACACTATTTCAACACTTCCAATTGATGCTTTCATCCGTAGAGATGGTAGCCGTGTTCCTTACAGACCTAGACCTGAATGGGTTATGAAACCAGATGTAACTTTATTGAGAAGCGAACATTATCAACAAGTTCTTATTTCACTTTTAATTGACGGTAACTCTTTTACTCGTATTTATCGTGATGGTCGTGGAGATGTCGCAAACCTTGTTTGCCTTGACCCTATGAGAGTGCAAGTTCAAAGAAACCCTAGAACTCGTGAAGTTGAATATTTAATTGATAATGGTGATGCAGGTGTTGTTCCAGCAAGAGATATGTTGCACATTACAGAAATTCGTAAACCTGGTGCATTGCGTGGCACGTCACGAGTAACTGAACTTAGAGAGAACCTTGGCTTAGCTTCAGCATTGCAATCTTTTGCTGCACGTTTCTTTGGACAAGGTGCAACAACACAAGGAGTTATTGAATTTCCTGGTGCTTTAACAAGAGAACAAGCCAAAGATTTACAAGCAGGATTTGATAACGCACACAAAGGTTTTAAGAAAGCACACAAGACTGGTGTTCTTTCTGCTGGTGCTAAGTATGTTAAAACTGGCGTAAATCCTGACGAAGCACAAATGCTTGATTCACAAAAGTTCCAAGTGGAATCAGTAGCAAGAATGTTCCGTGTACCTTTGCATATGATTCAAGTTTCAACACCTGGAGCAATGTCTTATGCTTCTGTTGAACAAAACAGCATTAACTTTGTTACACATACTTTAAGACCGTACATTGAAAAAATTGAATATGCTTACTCAACACTTTTACCAACAGAGGCATTTCTAAAGTTCAATGTTGATGGTTTGCTTCGTGGTGATTACACAACAAGAATCCAAGGTTACTCAATTGGTTTACAAGCAGGTTTTTATTCTGTGAATGATGTTCGTAGATTTGAGGATTTGAGACCTGTTGATGCAGGTGACCAATTCCGTGTACCTCTAGCAAATATCAATTTGGCTGAAGCAGATGTTATTGAGCAAGATAAAAGAGTTCAAATGGCTGCCAAACTTGTTCAAGTTGGTTATGACCCTGCAAGCGTTCTGTTAGCACTAGGGCTTCCAGCAATCACACACACAGGCGTTCCATCTACACAACTTCAACAAATTGTTCAAATTGATGCGCAAGACCCATCAAGTGTTTACCAGGTTGAATAATGACTTTTCAAACAGCGCAATTCACAGTTGGCACAGCAGCCGTTCAAATCATTGCTCCTCAAACTAATCCAACTCAAATAATTTTGCATAATGCTCAGAAGCAATCAAATCAATATATTTGGTTTGGTGGTTCAAGTGCAGTCACTACTTCTAATGGAATACATTTAGACAATGCTGACGATTATCAAATGGTTTTACAACCAGGTAATTCTTTATGGGCAATTTCTGATTCAAACCATTCTTTACACGTTTCTTGGCAGGTTCTCTAATGCCTTATTTCATAACTGATTCATCACCTGATTGTTCAGGTTGGGCAACTGTCAAAGAAGATGGCGAAGTTATTGGTTGCCATACAACTAAACAAGATGCAATTGACCAGATGGTTGCTGTTTCTATTGCTGAAGAAATTGAACCAGGTGGAGAACGCGCTAAACCAGGTGAATTAAAAGAGGGCGATTTTGTATCTTGGAACTCTAGTGGTGGTCGTGCTCGTGGTCGTATCGAATATGTTATGAAAGAGGGAACTCTTGGAGTTCCTGAATCAGATTTTTCTATTCAAGCTACACCTGATGACCCTGCTGCTTTAATCAGAATTTATAGACCACAAGGTAATGGTTGGAATGAAACAGAAACTCTTGTAGGTCACAAATTTTCTACATTAACTAAGATTGATGATTTACCTGAGAACACTTCAGATGATGACCAAGAACGTCAAGTAAATATATCGCCACCAGCTTATATGCGTGAAGCTGCTCGTAAAGGTCTTGAATACAATCGTCAAGGTTTTGGTGGAGATGGTTTAACTGATAAAACTAAACAAGAAGCAAGAGATATGGCTGATGGTCGTGTGTCTGAGGATAAGTGGCGCAGGATTGCTCCTTGGATTGCTCGTCATCTTGTTGATTTAGATGCGCCAAAGAACAGTAATTCTGATGACCCCGAATATCCTGGTGCTGGGCTTGTAGCTCATTTACTTTGGGGAAGTGGCCCATCCAAACTTGCAGCGCAAAGAACTTTAGATTATGCCCAAAAAGTTGTTAATCAATTAGATGCCGAAGAAAATAAATCTAGGTGGTTAAGTATCAATGTAAAATCAAATAAGACAGATAAGGAAAACAACGTGAATAAAGTTGAAAGACGTATTAAAACAGATGTTGATTTTGAATTAAGAGTTGAAAACGCTGAAGCAGATGGTATGAGATTTACTGGTTATGCCGCAGTATTTAACAGCGACTCTGAGCCACTTCCTTTTATCGAACGAATTATGCCAAACGCTTTCAAACGTTCACTTAAATCACGCAACGAAGTAAAACTTTTCAAGAATCACAATATGGATGAAGTGCTTGCATCTACTCGCTCAAAAACTTTAAGACTTACAGAAGATTCAAAAGGTTTGCTTGCTGAAGCAACTTTGCCTGATACAACAGCAGGTCGCGATTTGGCTGTGCTTATGAAACGTGGAGATGTTCACGCAATGTCTTTTGGTTTCTCAGTACCATCTGGCGGAGATTCTTGGTCTGCTGATGGAACAACAAGAGAATTAAAAGAAATTCGTTTACACGAAGTTTCTATTGTTACAGGATTTCCAGCATACGAAGCAACAACTGCTTCAGTTCGTTCATTAGATACCTTGGCACAAGTCCTTGGTATGGATGCCGATATGTTGGATTTTGTTATTGGAAAACTTGAGGATGGCGAACCATTATCAGGTGACCAAGCAGATTTAATAATAGAAATCGTTTCAAAATTACGAAAGGACTCACCAATGGCTGATGCGCAACCTATTGAGCCAATCTCAATGATTGACGAAATCGTGAAAGACGAACTAGCTTCATTAGAAATTAAACGTAAGCATCTTGATTTACTTTTCAAGGCGACTCACAATGGATAAGGCAAAAGTTAAAGACGCAATTCTTAAAACAGCAGGTTATCCAGAAGCAGGAATCATTGCTGATTTAGCAGATGCTATGGCTGAAGCTGTAATCAATATTGATAAACCAGTTGAAACAAAAAAGTTTGAACCTGTTAAAGAAACAAGGATTCAAGAAGTAAAAGAGATACGTTAAAAGTTTGTTAGACTAATGGTGGTTGCGTGGATGCCACCACCATTTTTACTGTCGAGTGAGCCTCGCAGATTGCATAAACACAAATCAATCCTATAAGGAGATTCAGAATGTCTGAATACATTAAACAACAGCACGAAGCACGTCAAAATGCTTGGGCAGAAGCCAAAGCACTTCTTGACGGAGCAGCAGCAGAAAAGCGCGATTTAACTGCTGAGGAAAACGCAAAATACGAACGTATTTCTGCTGACCTAGATTCACGCGCAAAGGTAATCGAAACCTTAAAAGCAGATGCAGACCGCGAACTTCGCGCTGCTGAAGCAATGAAAGGTTTAGAAAACCAAGCACGCCCAGTTGCAGAAGTACGCAACGAAAAAGATGATGCAGAAGCAATCCGTGCTATGGCACGCGGTGAAATCCGTTCATACGATTTCGAAAAGCGTGATGTAACTAAGGGTTCAACTGGTTCACCAGTTCCAACTTCTTTCTATGACCAAGTAATTATGTTGGCTAGAACAGTTGGCCCAATGCTAGAAACCTCAACCATCTTGAATACAGCTGGTGGCGAAAACCTACAAATTCCATCATTGAGTGCATACTCAACTGGAACTGTAACTTCAGAGGGCAACGCAATCGGAGAATCTGACCCAACATTCAACTCTTTCGTAACTCTTGGTGCATTCAAGTACTCATTCTTGACCCAAGTTTCACGCGAATTGATTGAAGATGCTGGCGTAGATATTCTTGGTTTCTTAGCAGCTCAAACAGGTAACGCAATGGGTTACGCAGTAAACGAAGCCTTAACAATAGGCACAGGAACAGTACAACCAAACGGAATTGTAAACCGTGCAGGTTCTGCTGTAACTGGAACTGCATTAAATCCAACTGCTGATAACTTGATTGACCTTGTTTACAGCATTGACACAATGGGTCGCAGACTTCCAGGAACTGGTTTCCAAATGAACTCTGCATCTATTGCAAACGTGCGTAAGTTGAAAGATAACGCTGGACAATACTTGTTCACACCATCTCTTTCAGCAGATGCTCGCGACTTGCTACTTGGTTATCCAATATTCGAAAACCCAGCAATGGCTTCAGCAGCATCAGCAGCTAAGCCCGTGTTATTCGGAAATCTTCCTTCGTATTATGTAAGACAAGTTGGTGGATTGAAGTTGGACCGCTCAGATGATTTTGCTTTCTCATCTGATTTAGTTACCTTCCGTGCGACTTTCCGCGTGGATGGAAACCTAATCCAAACAAGTCACGTTAAATACTTCAAGTCAGCAAACTCCTAATCCGAGTCTGATTTGAAAAAAGTTCTGGGACACGGAGCGCAGGCCGTGTCCTAGACATACTCGTCTCCCATCTGTAATAAGGTGGGAGACACCCTGCGTTCTTATGGAGTCCTGCGTGAATCGTGAACAAAAAAGAGCTTTAGCAAAACAAAATAAAAATGTACAAAATGTTGTACAACACCCAAGACGAATACTCTGGGTTTCTAATGCACCTTGGGCTGCGACTGGTTATGGTCAGCAAACTGCTCAAGCGATAACAAGACTTAAAGCAGACGGCAATGAAGTTGCTGTTGCTGCAAACTATGGTTTAGAGGCATCTGCAACTATGTGGAACTCTCCTGCTGGTGGAATCCCTGTTTATCCAAGAGGGATGGAGCAATGGTCTAATGATGTCATTCCTGCACATATGCACGATTGGTCTCAACGTGATAAAGATGCTGAACATTTATTGATGACTTTGTTTGATGTTTGGGTGTTCAAAGGTGAAAAGTGGGCAGAGTTCCCTGTTGCTTCTTGGACTCCGATTGACCACGTTCCTGCACCACCTGAAGTTGCTGCGTGGTGTCGTTTGCCTTTTGTTTATCCAATTGCTATGAGCGAATTTGGTAAAGCAATGTTAGAGAATGTTGGAATTGAATCTTGGTATGTTCCTCACGGAATTGAAAAAGTTTTCAAACCAACTCCAACTTTCAAAACTCCGAATGGTGATACTTTTACTGGTCGCGATTTTATGAAAATTAGTAAAGATAAATTTATTGTTGGAATGAATGCAGCGAACAAAGGTGTGTCACCTGTTCGTAAAGCGTTTGGTGAAAACCTTTTGGCGTTTTCTATGTTTGCTAAAAAATATGATGATGCAGTTTTGTATTTGCATACTGACCCATCTGGTTCTATGGGTGGAATTAGATTGACTGATTTAATTTTGTCTTGTGGTATTCCACTTGAGAAAGTTATTTTCCCTGATGCTTATTTGTTAAGAGCTGGAATCAATCAAGAAATTCTTGCAGCCATATATTCTGATATTGATGTTTTATTAGCAACAAGTATGGGTGAGGGTTTTGGTATTCCAACTGTTGAAGCGCAAGCGTGTGGTACTCCTGTTATTGTTTCCGATTTTGCTGCTTCTGCTGAACTTTGTGCAGAAGATGGTTGGAAAATTAGTGGGCAACCATATTGGGATGCGCCACAGAAATCTTGGTTTCATATTCCATCTGTTCCAGAAATAGTTGAGGCTTTAACACAGGCGTATAACAGAGGTCGTGGTACTTCTCAAAAGGCTGTTGAGTTTGCTAAGCAATATGATGCTGATTTAGTTTACGAAAAGCATTGGAAACCTACTTTAGACAGCATATTTGCCAGAGTGGCTTCTGATGCCTCTAAAAAGGCTTAAAAGGGCAAAATTAGCGAAGTTAATGATTGGGGATAAGTAACTTGATACCAGCAATGATTGTGCCTGTTTTAACAAGATATGACCTCTTAGACAGGATGATTGGGTCAATCAACTATGCAGTTAAAGACTTAATCATTATTGATAATGGGGCAAAACAATCAGATTGGTCACCGACTTGGAATCAATGGGTGTCAAAGATTTGGCATTTGAAGTTCCCAAGCAATCTTGGTGTCCCTGTTTCTTGGAATCTTGGAATCAAATCACTCCCAAACAGCGATTATTGGTTGATTGCTAACTTTGATATTGAATGGGGTGGTGATTCGCTAAAACTTTTTGCTGAACAATCAAATCCTGACACTTTATTGCTTTCAAATGGAAGTCCAGAATGGTGTGCTTTTAGTATCGGCTCAAAAATTGTTGAAAAAGTTGGGTTATTTGATGAATCTTTTGTTCCAGCTTATTTTGAGGACACAGATTATGAACGCAGGGCAGAATTTAATGGTTGCAGAATAGAACGTTCCTTTATTCCTATTGCTCACGACAACTCATCTACACTTAAAGCTGGATTTCATAGAGAAAACGATTTAAGTTTCACAGCAAACAGTCAATATTTCACTTCAAAGATAAACAACCAGGATTTTTCTGAGGGAAAATGGGATATTAAACGTAGGAGACGATTAGGTTGGGATTAAATTCAGTTTTTATTCACGAATCAGCAGTTAAACGCAGAGCATCTTTTGATTATGAACAAGTTGATGCCAAATTTCCACCTAATTGGAATGAAAAACGTAATTCTGTTGATGGAATCTTAAAATCTTTTGAGGATGTTCTTTTAAGACTTGAATCTACTAATCATTGCAACTTTGCTTGCACGTTTTGTCCTCATCCGACAATGGAACGCGATAAAGGATTTATGGATGAAACTCTTATCAAGAAACTTCTTGATGATGCTTCAGAACTTGGTTTCAAAATGCTTGATTTGCGTAATTTTGGTGAACCTATTATGGATAAGCGTCTTGCAGGTTTCGCTAAATATGCAAGAAATGTTGGTTTCGCAAAGATTTATATTCATACTAACGGCTGGCCTCTTACAGCCAAGCGTTTAGATGAATGGGGTGAAGCAGGAATCACAGATGTAAACTTGAGTCTTTCACCTAAGAGAGAGTTCAGCGAAACTAGACCTGGTATTCCTGTTGAAAAATATTTTGCCAATATTGAAAAACTTGTTGCAGATAAACCTGAATACTTGAATGTTCTAAGCGTTGATTACATTCGAACAGGTTTGTCAAACGAAGCTGAGGAAAAAGAGTTCAAGGATTGGTTGGCTTCATTAAATATTCCTAAACGAATTGATATAGAGCTACATAACTGGGCTGTTGGTCAAGATACTTCTCATTATCGTTGTCATAGGCTTTGGTCGAGTGTGACTGTTCTTTGGGATGGAACTGTTGCTTTGTGTTGTTTAGATTATGAAGGTGATTACAACCTTGGTGATGTTAAATCTTTAGGTTTGAAAGAACTTGTTAATAGTCCTCTTTATGTTGAGATTAGAAAGAATCATTCCGAGGGCAAATTTCTTTCCAAATGTGCTTCTTGCGATATGCCTAAACAAAAGGATTTGTAATGGCATTGCGTGTATATACAGGTGGCACTTTTGATTTATTTCACGCAGGTCATATCAACTTTCTGAAACGTTGCGCTGAGATTGCAGGTATTGGTGGAACTGTAACTGTTGCACTTAACACAGATGAATTTATTTATGAATACAAAAAGACAACACCTATTTTGAATTATCAAGAACGCTTTGTTGTTTTAGATGCTTGCAAGTTTGTAAACTTTGTTGTTCCTAATATTGGTGGTGCTGATTCAAAGCCTGCTATTGAGGATTGCAAACCTGATGTCATTGCTATTGGTTCTGATTGGGCAAGAAAAGATTATTACAAGCAGATGCAGTTTGACCAAGATTGGTTAGATGAAAGGAACATTAGTTTGATTTACATTCCTTACACTAAAGGGATTTCTAGTACGTTGATTAAACAAAAAATATGATTGTTGTTGGTACAACCCCAGGGCGAGAGAACTGGCTGGCACAATGTTTGGCTTCAATTAAAAGACCTGTTTTAGTTTTATCTGATTTCACTTTTGAGCTAGGTAAGTTCAATTGGATTATGAAGAATACAAATATTGAACGTTTTATGTATTTGGCTGATTCTGTTGTGGTTAAAGATGACCGACTTTTTGAGATGTTAGACGAGAAAGGTTCTATTGCTTTTAGTATTGACCCTGGTATTTATGGAATGTATTTAGGTATTTATGAGCGCAAGGTTTTAGAACAAATTGATATTCCTTACCCTAAAGATAAAAAAGAGGTTATTGAATTGGAATTGTCTTGGACTCAAAAATATGCTCAAACTGCAAAGAATGTTCGTGTGGCTTTTGATAATTTGACTGATGCAAAGTCTAAAAGAAAAGAAGTATTATTTGGTCGTAACAACCTAGTTTTAGAGAACGACTTTCTCATTAAATATAAAGGTCATTGGGGTCAGCCAGTAGTCTAAACTAGGACTAAGACTTAGGAGTTATTTTGGCTATAACAAACGGCTATGCCTCACTCAGCGAAGTGAAAGCAGCCTTACGCATCACAGATTCTATTGACGATTCTCTTTTAGAGATGGCAATTGAATCTGCATCAAGACTTATAGACGGCTATGCCGCACGCCAATTTTATTCATCTGGAACTGCTACAAGATACTTTGTTGCCCAAGATGATTTTGTTGTAGAAGTAGACGACCTTGCAAACGGAACAGTAACAATCACAACAGCTCAAGACGCTGATGGTGTTTTTGATACCACTTGGGGAACTGATGATTACCAACTTGAACCTTTGAATGGTGTTCTTGATGGCATTCCTTGGCCTTTTACAACAATCCGTGCTGTTGGCGACTACCTGTGGCCTATTGAGGGTGGAGAAGCGTTAATCAAAGTTCAAGGAACTTATGGTTGGCCATCTGTACCTATCGCAATTAAACAGGCTTGCGTTATCCAGTCATCAAGAATTTACAAACGTTTAGACAGTCCTTTAGGTGTTGCAGGTTTTGGTGACCTTGGTGCTATCCGTGTTTCATCACAACTTGACCCAGACGTTGCACAACTTGTAATGCCTTACAGAAGATTGAGAAACTTTATTTAATGGCATCCGTATCCTCAATTAGAACTGGGCTTGCAACAAGACTTGGAACTATCGCAGGTTTAAGAACTTCAGCTTTTATGCCAGATAATCCAAATCCACCTATTGCTGTTGTTATGCCATCAAGTGTTTCTTATGACGACACTTTCAAAAGAGGAATGCAGACTTATGTTTTCAATGTCCTTGTCATTGTTGGCAGGGTAGATGAAAGAACTGCGCAATCAAATCTTGATGCCTATGTTTCAAGCACAGGCACTTCAAGCATCAAACGAGCAATTGAGGGTGACAAAACTCTTGGTGGAGTTGTGTTCGATACAAGAGTTAGTGAGATGAGAAACTACGGCCAACTACCTGTTGGTGAGGTAACATATCTAACAGCAGAGTTTACAGTTCTTTGCTACGCAGACTAGGAGTAATAACAAATGGCAAAATTTGCTGCAACAGACTATGATGTCAAAATCAACGGTTCAGATTTCTCTGTAAATCTTAACTCAGTTGAATTGTCACAAGAGGCTGACGATTTAGAGACCACAGCTTTTGGTTCAACTTGGAGAACCAGAATCGGTGGATTAAAACAAGCATCACTAACACTAAACTTTATGCAAGATTTCGGTGCAGGTTCAGTTGATGCAACACTTAACCCATTACTAGGTTCAATTGCAACAGTTGTAATCAAACCTACAAGTGGAACAGTAACTTCAACAAACCCAACTTACACAATGACAGCATTGGTAACCCAATACTCACCATTCGCATCAAGCGTTGGCGATATTGCTACACTTTCTGTTACTTGGCCTGTATCTGGCTCAGTAGTTCGCGGAACTGCTGCGTAATTAAAAAAGGAAACAAATGAAAATCAACCTGCGCGTGAATTACAATGATGGTAATTCTAAAGAAATAGTTTGTTCAGCAAGAGACTTAGTTGCGTTTGAAGAAAAGTACAGCAGGTCGGTAGCAAAACTCGAATCAGAGTTCAAACTTACAGACCTGCTTTTTCTTGCTTGGCATTCTGAGAAAAGAACCAATGCAACTAAAAAAGAGTTTGATAATTGGTTAGATGAAGTTGATGAAATTGGTGTAAGCGACTCAGACCCAAAATAAAGCCGCTCGGAGAAAACTCTGAGCATTGGTATATCGCTTATTTGGCTTGTGAAACTGGGATTGCTCCCTCTTTGCTTTTACAAGAGTCTGACCGTATGCTTTTTACATTAGGAATGTACTTGCGTTGGAGAGCATCCGAACAAAATAAGAGGTAATTGTGGCTATTGGGCTTTCAACAGAAGTTCGTGGTCTAAGAGAAACTCTAATGGAACTTAGAACATTAGATAAAACTTTGTATACACAATTAAATTCCGACATTAAAAACGCTTCTTTACCTTTTGCTAAAAGTATTGAGAATGCTTTACCTAAATCTGTTCCCCTATCTGGTTTTACCCATAGTGGGGCAACTGCTTTTAGAAAATCTGATAACAAAACTGAAGTCAAAACAGGCACAAAAAAACCTAGAGGTAACACACCAACAGCTTTATTAAAAGTTGTAGTTAAAGGTCGTGGTTTGGCTATTGCTGATATGGCTGGTAGAAAGAAAACTACTGGTCGTTCTTCTGGTCGTTCTAAACCATCTGCTCGTAGACCAACTGGTTACAGATTGAGTGGTCAAGGCACGGCATTGATTCGTAACTTAAATAACATTCACGGAGCATCTCGCTTTGTTTGGCCTGCCGCTTTGAAAAATCAGAATTTGATTGATAATAGTATTGAACGTTCTTTACAAGAAGCATCAGCGAAAGTAAACAGAAACTTATTGGTGGTTAAATAATGGCAATTATTGTCCCGATTCTCACGCAATTTGATGACAAAGGAATCAAGTCTGCAATAAGAGAATTTGACAGAGCTAAAACCAGTTTAGGTAAATTTGCTGCTGTTGGTGAGGGTTTCAAAGCAGTAGGAACAAGTCTCACCAGAAACGTCACAGTTCCTTTGGCTGTTGCAAGCGCTGGTATATACAAACTTGTTCAAGCAGGTTCAACACTTCAAGAATCTATTTCTAAAACTAATGCTGTTTTCGGTTCTAACGCCAGAGCAGTTCAAGATTGGTCAAGAACAACAAGTGCTGCTTTTGGTATTTCACAACAACAAGCACTTGAAGCTGCTGGAACCTACGGAAACCTTTTCAGAGCATTTGGTCTTGGTTCAAAGCAAGCACAAGAGATGTCACAAAATCTTGTTGAACTTGCCGCAGATATGGCTTCCTTTAACAACGTTCCAATTGATGATGCACTAACTGCTTTACGTTCAGGTCTTTCAGGTGAAACTGAACCATTAAAACGTTTCGGTGTTGCTCTTACTGATGCACGTCTAAAAGAAGAAGCATTAAGACTTGGTTTAATTAAAACAACTTCTGGAACTTTACCTATCGCTATAAAATCACAGGCCGCTTATGCTTTAATTTTGAAAGACACAGCATTACAGCAAGGTGACGTGGCAAGAACCTCTCAAGGTTTTGCTAATCAAATGAAATTTTTACAAGCAGAAGTTTCTAACGTTAAAGCCCAGATTGGTACAGCGCTTCTTCCAGTTGTTCTTCAATTGGTTGATGTTTTAAGAGCAGATGTTGTACCTTTGGTGCAGCGTTTTGCTGACTATATGACTAATTTGAGTCCAAAAGTTATTGATGTTGCTTTGAAGATAGGTTTATTTGTTGCCGCTGTTGGACCATTGTTATTTATTTTTGGAACGTTGATTGGCTCTATCAAAACATTTATTGATGTTTTCAGAATATTAAATCTTACATTTTTACTTAGCCCTGTTGGTTTAGTAATCGCAGGTCTTGTTGCTTTATCAATAGTTGTTATCAGGGCTTGGAAAACCTCTGACACATTCCGTCAAGGAATAGCAAAACTAGGAAACGCATTCATTGGATTCGTTGAGGGTGCAATAAATTATGCAATCAAAGGATTAAACTTTTTCATCCAAACTATAAACAAAGTTATTAGAGGCTTAAAATTCTTCGGCGTAGACATTGAAGAAATCGGTGAAATTTCAGAAGTAGCTTTTGGTCGCTTATCTTTCAGCGCAGTTGAAGCCAAAAACTCAATGGGTGCTTTAGCAGCACAAACAGACACTTTAGGTATGAACGTTGCTGACCAAGTTGTTCCTGCCATTGACGAAATGAACCAAGGATTAAACGAATCTTCTACTGCTATGGACAAGGCTAAAGATGCTGCTAAAAAAGCCGCTCAAGTTATTGTTGATAATCTTGAAGATTCTTTACGCAAAGCCGAATCAGCTCTTGAGGATGTTAAAGGCAAATTTAATGATTTCAAAAACGCAATTGGAAGCACAATCACAGGCATTTTGAATTTTGGTAAAGCAGCCGAATCTGAGGATTTCTTAAAAGGACTTGCAGACCAAGCAACTCAAGCTACTGCGTTTGCTGACAAAGTTAAACAACTTGTTGTTCTTGGCTTAAACGAACGTGCTATCCGTCAAGTTTTGGATGCAGGTTTTGAGGCTGGTTCAAAGATTGCTGACAGCATCATCATTGGCGGTTCAACAGTTGTTGAGCAAATAAATACTCTTGTTGATTCTGTGTTTACTGTTGCTGACCAAGTTGGGGAGTTCGGTGCTGTTGCTTTTTATGATGCTGGTGTTAAACAAGCAGAGGCAATGGTTGCTGGTATCAAAGCAGCATTAGAAAGCGCTAGAGCAGACCTTAAATTAATTGTTGATGGACTGACCACAGGTTCAAGCGCTGGTGCTACTGGTGGTGCAGAACCTATTGTTAAAGACAAACAAACTGACACAGGAAACAAAGTTCAACCTGGAAAACTTTTAACTGCAAATCAATTTGCCAAGGCTTCTGCAATCAATAAAGAATTTGGAACTGCTGCTGGCGGATATCAAGCTATGGCTTTTGCAATTCAAAATAAAACTTTAAGAATGGCTAAAGGGGGAATTGCGCTCGGACCTACGCGTGCTTTAATTGGCGAGGCAGGACCAGAAATGGTAGTACCTTTATCTGGAGCTAATTCAGCAAAAATGGGTAGCACTTTTAACATAGTTGTTAATGCAGGTGTTGGCACTTCTGGCGCACAAGTTGGTAAAGAAATTGTTGATGCCATCCAAAAATACGAACGTTCATCTGGTCAAGTTTTCGCTAGGTCATAAATGAGTCTGCCATCAAAAACTATTGAAATTGAAATAGACCCAAATGCAGGCTTACAACCTTTTTTTACTTTAGATTCACCAACATTGGGTGTATTAGATTCACCTGATGCAATTCTTGGTGGTTTAGTTTGGGCTGATGTAACACCATACGTTATTGGCTACTCAACTAATCGTGGTTCAAGCCGTTTGTTGGACAGATATAACTCTGGTTTAGCTTCTGTAACTTTTGATAACACAACTCGTCTTTTTGACCCATTAAATACTGCAAGCCCATATTCTGAACAACTTTTACCTAGACGTGGTTTGAGGATATTTGCAGGTGGTTCTGCTGTTTATCAAGGAATTGTTCAAGACTGGAATCTGGCCTACAACCCAAGTGGGGATAACACAACAACAGCAGAAGTTGCTGACAAGTTTTCACTTTTAGCTCAACAAAATATGACTGCGCACACAGCAGTTGTTCAAAACTCTGGAGATAGGGTTAATGCTGTTCTTTCTAGACCTGAAGTTGATTGGTCTTTAACTGAAAGAAACATTGATATAGGTCAATATCAAATGCAAGCAGATGTTGTTGATAATGGAACTATTGTTTTAGATTATTTAAATCAAGTTACTCAAAGTGAACAAGGTTCTTTATTTATTGGCAAGAATGGTTACTTAAACTTTCAAGATGCTTCAGTTGGCCCAAGTAGCACAGGTGCAGTATCTTTTGCTGACGATAATTCTGGAATTAATTTTACCGATTTATCTGTTGTTTACGGCTCTGAACTTCTGTATAACAGAATTTCTTTAACAAGACTTGGTGGAGCAAGTCAAATTGTTGATGATTTAACTTCACAAGCATTCTATGGAATCACAACTTACGAAATAGATAACTTACTCAACAATTCTGATTTAGATGTAGCAAACATTGCTGATGCTCTTTTGGCAAAATATGCAAACCCAGAATATAGATTTGATTCAATTTCAATAGAATTAGCAGAACTAACTACTGGACAACAAAATCAAATACTTGCTTTAGAATTAACAGACATTGTAAAAATTAAATTTACGCCTAATAATATTGGCGCTCCTATTGAAAAATATGCTCGCATTATTGGCATCAGTCATAATGTTGGTAACTTCACTCATAAAGTGACTTTCAATCTTGATACTTTGGATTTCAGTCCGTTTGTTCTTGATGACCCTGTCTTTGGGGCTTTAAATGCTTATGGACTTGGGTAAACTAAGATAAACTCATCTTATGATGATGAAAGGATTTAAATGCCAGGTTTAGGTAGAAAAACGTTTACAGCAGGCGATATTTTAACGGCTGCTCAAGTTCAAGGTTATTTGCAAGACCAGTCAATAATGGTATTCGCTGGAACTGCTGCAAGAAGCTCAGCAATTCCAACCCCATCACAAGGAATGTTTGCTTACCTAACTGATGATTCCACGCTATACACATATAATGGAGTTGCTTGGGTAGCTTTTACCTCTGGTGGTGGCGGTTCAAGCGGTTTTGAAACAAATTTTCTTTTAATGGGAGCATAAGTGCCAACAACATATAAAGTTTTAGGACAGATTGCTGCTGCCTCTGCGGTGGCTGCAACTGAAACAATTTATCAAGCAGGAACTGCAACAGGAACTGCAACTCAATCTGTTATTTCGACTGTGACAGTTTGTAACCGTGGTGCAACTTCAACAACTTATCGTTTAGCAGTTAGACCAGATGGAACAGCGGTAAACAATCAACATTACATTGCTTATGATGCAACAATTCCAGCAAATGACACTATTGCTTTAACTTTAGGTATTACTCTTGACGGCGCAGACATTCTTGCCTGCTACGCTGGAAACGCAAGCCTAACATTTAATGCATACGGTTGTGAAATAACCGCATAAGGAGTTCTAAATGTCAATTTTTAGAACTACTGAGCAAATTTTCAAAGGTGGTATCCACTTTGACGAAAATTGGTTAGAACAACACCCATTAACAAGATTTGAACCAACCCCAATTGCTTGGTTTGGAAAAAATGATATGAAATTAGAAGATGTTGATTTTTGGGAAGTAATCCAAGAAAGTGGCGGCGGTAACGGTATTTATGCCGCTTATCAACCTTATGGTGAAGCATATTTGATTAGAAATAAAAATATTTATATTGAGTTTTTTTCAGGCAAAAATGCTAACAAATTAGCAGAAACTTATTGTAAAAAAAATAATATAAGTTATCCTTTTGAGCAGGACAAGCTAAGTGCCTAAATATAAAAGTAACTTAAACATATTTTTCAAGGGTGGTTATTTAGAAGATAACATTTTGCCTTTAATTACTGACATTCCTAACGATATGACAGTTGAAGATGTTGATGCTTGGGAAGTATTGATTGAGGATTTAGATAACAAAATTGGGTTTTTTAAGTCTTTTGACCCTCAAGTTGATTTTTATTTACTTTTACATAACGAAAAAGACGGAATAATTTTTTATGGAAATGACTGGAAATTGGATTGTGTAAGATATATGCAAGACAACAATTTACAACACTTAATTGAACTTTTAGGCTGGGAAAATGATTAAAAGATTTTCAAGGCAAAATTTTATACACCCATCTGAGGCAAACACTTTTTTTAATCCAAAAGATGAATCTTTATCTTTTCAAGGCTCGCAACTTTTAACTTTTACTTCTGGCACGACAACTTGGCAAAGACCAAAAGGCGTAAGAACTGTTGAAATTCTTTTAGTTGGCGGTGGCGGTGGCGGAGCTAATGGTGCTGGAAATATTGGTTGTGGTGGCGGTGGAGCAGGTGGAGTTATTTATAATGCATCATTCCCAGTAAATGCGACAAGTTACACAGTCACAGTTGGTACTGGTGGTGGTGGTGGTGCTAATGGTAACGGTTCTATTTTTGGCGACCAAACTGCTTATGGCGGTGGAAGTGGTAGCACAGGTTACGCAAACGGAAACAACTCACAAAACGCTGGTTCAGGTGGCGGAAGTGGCGCTGCAAATGGTGGAAACGTTCACTATTCAGGTTATTGGATGATAGGTCAAGGATATGGTGGGGGTAACTCTGTCCCACAAAACGGCAGTCCAGGTGGCGGTGGCGGTGGCGGTGGCGCTGGTAACTTTGGTCAAACCAGTAATCAACTCGGTGGCACAAATGGGGGTAATGGTATCGCTTATTCTATTTCTGGTTCATCTGTAACTTATGCAGGTGGTGGAGCTGGTTGTTGTGGAACTACTGGTAATAATCAAAACACTGGAGCAGGTGGCACAGGTGGCGGTGGAAACTCAAATAGAAATGCTGGCGGAAATGCTGGTACAAATGGTTTAGGTGGTGGTGGTGGCGCTGGGGGTAACGGTGGTGCTGCTGGCGGTAATGGAATTATTATTTTGAAATACACACAGTAAGATTATGTTATGGGTATAAAAAGGCTTTCGTTTAATTCTTTTATGTCTGAGAAATCTTTGACATATAACAATACTCCAATCTTGAATAGTTATGTTGAAACTTTTTCAGCAAATGGAAATTTTCTTTGTCCTGGTGGGGTTAATGCTGTTGAATTGTTAGTTGTTGCTGGTGGTGGAGGTGGAGGCGCAGCAAGTACTGGAATCGCAGGTGGCGGTGGTGGTGCTGGCGGTTTAATTTATTCTGCTGCATACACAGTTACACCAAGAACAACTTACGCAATCACAGTCGGTGCAGGTGGTAATGGAAATACTCAAGGTGGAAGTAGCCAGTTTGATAATCAAATTGCTGTTGGTGGTGGTTATGGTGGCAATGGTGGTCAAAATGGTGGCAATGGTGGCTCAGGTGGTGGCGCTGGAATTAGAAACGGCGGCAACGCACACAATGGCGGTTCTGGTACAGCAGGTCAAGGTTCAGCAGGCGGCAACGGTGTTGCACAAAATGGTACAAGTGGTGGCGCTGGAGGTGGTGGAGGCGCTGGAGGAGTTGGCAACAACACAGGTCAAACACAAAACGGTTCAGGTGGCGCAGGTTTAGCGTATTCGATTACAGGAACTTCTTTATTTTATGCTGGCGGTGGTGGCGGTGGTGGCGGTAACTCTTACAATTGCACACCATCTTTAGGTGGTTCAAGTATTGGTGGACAATGGGTTGGTTCAGCAAACGGTCCTGCTCAACACGGAACTTCAGGAAAAGATGGTACTGGTTCTGGCGGTGGTCGTGGTGGTCAGCAAACAACTGGCGGTGGTCGTGGTGGCAACGGAATTGTGATTATTAAATATACTAATTAAAGTATTTTTTGTGCCAAAAAGTTTTCTTGTAAGCACTATGAATAAAAGTTTTAAGAAATGAAATCATTTTATCGTTATCAACAGCTTCATCTTTGTAAGCTGATTGCCAATCTTCACGCTTAAAAGGAAAAACTTGAATTATTGGTGTGCCTTTTTTGATAGTTCCAGTCCAATTCTTTTTTATTAAAAAGGGTATATGAACTGCTGTTTTGTATTCGTCTGTGTCTACAATTGCAGGAAAACTAAAAAATGGTAAATCAAATCTTAAAGTAGGGTGTGTAAACAAACAACTGTACCCTTTTGGTGTTTGAATACTAATTGGATTAAAAAATTTAAAAGCCTCATCTTTGTAATAACCTATTGGTAAAGGAACTCCAGGTACTTGGCTTCGCTGATGAGTGTCAATAACTGGTGAAGAATGAGTCCATTGTAATTTAGAGCAACCATTTTCAACTTTGACGTGAATGTCAGCATAGTTATATAGGTAATAACCATTTGTTAATCCGTCTAATAAAGGCATACACCTTTTTGAAGTAAATCTATCAATAGATTCTTTGTCGTTGATGTCGGTTGGCATATCTTTGTACCAATTTGGAATTTCTAATTTTGCTGGTTTTGGTGGTATTGCTATATGTTCAAAATCTTTTATAGGTCGAAAGGTTATTTGGCTCATTTCTTAATGCTAAACTAAAGGAATGACGAACACAAGACGAATCGCCATAATTGGTGAAAACAACAACATTCTTGACGTTTCGTTATACAACGAAAAAGATGTTGTAGATGGAATGTTTGACATAACTGATACTTCAATAGGTATCGGGTGGATTAAAGTTGATGAGGTTTGGTCTCCCCCAAAACCTTATTCAAATTGGATTTTAGACGCTTCATCAAATCAATGGATACCACCCATCCCAAAACCAACAGATACACCTGCTGGGGCTTGGCATTGGCATCAAGAAGAAAATTTATGGCTAGATATGATTCCCTTAGTAGCAGAGGAAAATAAATGAAACCAGCAATAATTAAAGACGTAGTTTTTAGAAGTTTTGCATTATTTTTAGTAACAGCTTTACCTGCAATTGGTGCTGGAGCTTTCATTTCAGTAGAGCCATTAAATTCGGCAATTATTGCGGGAGCGCTCGCTGTGTCAAAAATTGCAACCGACCTTGCCAAAGCCTTTTTAGATGACGGAAAACTTACACAAGAAGAAGTAGATGCAATATTTAAAAAAGCTAATAAAAAATCTGAGGGTGGAAGATAACAATGGCTTTACCCATTAAAGATGGCAAAATTACAACTGCATATAAGAAAAAAGGCAAGATGTGGTCAAAGGGTTATCATACTGGCGTTGATTTTGCTGTTCCTCAAGGAACTGACATTGTTGCTGTCGCTGATGGTGTTATCGCTAACGCCAACTGGGGCAAAGCCTACGGTATTCATTTGGTTCAAGAAGTTGTACTCAACGATAAAAAATCTTGGGTAATTTATGCGCACCTTTCAAAAGCACTTGTAAAAATTGGTGACAAAGTAACAAAGAATCAACATATTGGGGAATCAGGTAATACTGGCAACTCATCTGGCCCACATTTACATTTTGAAAACCGTGACAACATTCGTTGGTCAAAAGGTCAAGACATTGACCCGAAAGAAGTTCTGGAAGCATAATTGACTAGGCGCACCAAACTGCGCTTAACTCTTTCAATACTTTTACTGGGTTTTGTTATGTCTCCAGCGCTTGCTGACGAAACAACTATTGTTTTAGACCCACAAACCCCTTATGTTGATATTCCTGTTGAGGCAACAGAACCAACAACTTTAACTGTATATACAACTAATGGAACACCTCAAACTAATCCTGGGTTTATTGATTCTTGGATTGAGCTTTGGCAAGGTGCAACAAAATTAAGAGCTGATGATGATGGTCTGCACTCTGGCACAAATGTTTTAGCTTCAATAATTACAGCACCTATTGAAACAGGTTTTTATTTTATTCGCGCTACTTCTTTTGCTTGGATGGCAAGTAATTACACTCAAACACCAACAGGTAGTTATCTTTTAACTTGGTCTGGCGTTACAACCATTCCAACAGCCACGCCAACACCAACAACAACCCCAGAGCCGACAGTAGAGCCGACTCCCACAAGTGAGCCATCTCCCACCGCAACACCCGAACCAACACCGACAGAAGTTTCACCTACACCAACCCCCACACAAGAACCAACGCCATTACCAACCCAAGAACCAGTAACAGATAACTCAAATGACGAAGCGATTTTTGTTGAGGTAATTCCAGAGACATTACCAACGCCAGAGCCGACACAGACAGCAATGCTAGAACCAGAGATAGTTGAGCAAATAGTTGAACCAGAAACAATTGAAACTCCAATCGCAGAACCTGAATTAAGTGTAGAGCAAGAACAACAAATAATTGATGAGCTTTACATTACAGAAAATACAATAGAATTAGAGATACCAACTGCGCTTGCAGATATACCAGGTGCTGCACAAATTTTTGCAGCAACAGAAGCGATTTTGAATGTTGGTTCTGATATGACTCAAGAACAACGCGAGGAATCACAGGCTGTTGTTGTGGGCGCAATTGTTGTTACTCAAATTGCTTCTATTGCATCTGTTTCTGTATCACAAAGTCAAAGGTTTAGGAAATAAATGTTGAACTGGTTTAGAAAATATGTTGTTGCTATGACAAATGACACTTGGGTATATGTCGGATTACTTATCGCTTTTTTTACACTTGACGGCAGCGCGAAACAAGTAACTGGTTTTCTTATCTTCGGTGGTCTTGTAATATGGCTCGTAACGTTGCCTATTAGGGAATCTGATGACTGAAGCAATTATTATGGCTGGCCAGATTGCTGGTGCTTTATCGGCTATTGGGGCAGTTGTTTTTGTGATTGTTAAATATGTGGTTGTTAAACCGATTCAGAATTATATTGATAAAGCGACTTACCCTATTTCCCCCACAGCAAATGGCGGTAAATCTTTGCCTGATGCTATTAGGATGATTAAAAGGATTGAAACAAAGTTGGAAAAAATAGATGCTCGTGTGCAGATTCTTGAGGACACGCTGAAAGTCCCTCAAGTCTAGTATTTGTCAGACCCACCCTTTATATTGTGTATAACAGGGAAAGGACAGAAATGCCTAATATTACTGACCCAGAAATCTGGGACAAACTATCGGATAAAGCTAAAGTTAAATGGCTTTCAATTCAAGCTGATTTAGCAGAAGCAAGATGCTCAACGTGCTATCAATACAATTGCACCTGCGGAGAGGACTTCTAAATGGGTTTCGATTTGAGTTCGTATGCCACCGTTCAAGAAAGAATTGCCGAATTTTGGTCGCTGTACCCAAATGGTCGTTTAGAAACTGAACTTGTTTACCATTCTGATACTTCTTACATTGTGAAAGCATCAGCGTATAAGAATGCTACTGACCAGTTTCCTAGTGCAACTGATTATGCTCAAGAAACTGTTGGGGCATCAATGACCACAAAGAACTTTCCATTAGAGACTTGTAGCACTTCTGCTATTGGCAGGTGCATTGCAACTCTTGGTCTTTCAACTCGTAAGAATGAGCCAAGACCATCACGCGAAGAAATGGAACGAGTTGTTGCTAAAGAATCTCGACCAGTAAATGTTTCAGATGGCCCTATGGGTCGTGCTAAAGCAACAGAAAAACAAATAGGTTTTGCAATCTCAATGCTAAAAGAAATCGCACAACGATTGGAATTTAGCTTTGAGGATGTAATGAAATGGGCGTGTGAGGAATACAAGTGCAAAACACTTGAAGATTTCTCTATGAAACAAATTTCACATTTCATTGCAGATTTGCAAAAAACAAAGCAACAAGGCGAATCGTCTATGTTCTATAACTTGGTGAGAGCCAAGAAAGGCGCAGATTATGACCCTTGGGCTACGCCATCCAACTAGGTTAGGAATCTATTGCTAGAAAAACTACTCCTATTACTTGCGCCAACTTATGTTGAACAAGATGAGAAAGTAGCAATAACAGCAGTTAGACAGTATGTGCGCGAGCAATACTCTGCAACACAATGGAAATGTATTGACGAGTTGTGGCAAAGAGAAAGTTCGTGGCAGACAAAAAAGAAGCCCTG